GTGTGACATTTGTTACAAGTGTGTTGTTATTTTCCATGTCATCTGTTCTAGCGGCATGTATTTTGTATCTCATACCTCCTCTTATTCCTGCGTAGCACATAGCTACCCAGTGCCATAATGTCATGGCGCAATAGTTATAGGGAACATTAATTGATGTTGTATCTACAGCGTCAGGCACATAACCTGGCCAAAAGGGGTACATGGATTGTTCATATACTAGCCTCGCAAAATTATCTGTAGTTAGCATCGGTACTGTTCGAAAGTACGTATACCGCTTCAGTAATTGGCGGAAAGAAACGATGGATTCACCTGTATAGACCTTGTTGATCATATCATTATTAGTGGTTCCCAGGCCCAAAAGTTCCGATTGCTCATGGATTGGAGCACTCGGCTCTTCTGTATCCTCAGTATGAGGCTCGGTACCACCTTGTGGTACTAGAGTTTCGGATTGTAAACCTGGTTTCAACTTCGTGAAATAATCATCAGGGACGAAGACTTCAAAATCATCACCCATACTCACATAGACGTTGACAGTAATGTCACTATTTATAGCAGAGTTAGGGATAGACAATTTATTCACCACGTAGACTCCTATAACACCATTACCGGCTTCCTTAGAAGTATACGGAGTGGTACTATAAAGTTGCGTGAATGAATCTTCACCGGGCTTATGATGGTTAATGAGGGTTGTGGTCTGACCTACACCCACCTCGATAGTAAAATCTCGGGTTTCCGAAATATCTATCACGTTGGTATAGTTCGTATTGTACTCATTTGTAGCCAAGAACTTAGGATCATAAGCAATCTTAAGTCTTCCCCTATGAAAGGCGGACGCAACGATTTGAAATCGGAATTTCATGGTCCCAGTCCAATACCTAAAAGGTAATGCTGCGATACAAGATGGAGTTAAGTGATACTCTATAGGTTCAGTTCCAGTTTCTCCAAATTGACAAGGGTCAACGCGAGCATTCCATAGGAATGATTCGGGTGTCTTATCTACACCCCAAGTAAATTGGGTGAGATAAGCTTCCCGAGCAGCTATGCTTTTAATCGACATCTGATCAACACCGTCAAGCCCGGTAATCCGGGGATCTATAGACAATTCTTGTTTATTATCTACTGATAACTTGGCCGATGTATCATAAACATTGGTAAGAGCTAATGAACCCATAGGGCGGTTCACATAGTTGCGAGGTGTTGGGTCAACGGTAGGGCGTGAATAACCAAGTGCTTTGGCAACTCCAGCGACTGTATTAGCAGTCATCTGAGTGGCCATTGCGAATGGGGCAATTGATGGAATACTCGATAGATGTCCAGCCGCCTTAGCAATAGCTGTGGCAGGTCCGGAAATCTTTCCTTGAGCTTCATCAACTTCATCTCCTCCTTGTGGGGTGAGATTACCTCCTGGTTCCACACTGGTTAGAACGGATAGTTCAACGTCCTCTGCCCAAGCAAATACCGAAATGGTAACTTGATCAGTGGCTCCGTTGGCGTGTTGGAGATTATTCAATGAGCGTAATATAATTAAGCCCATATCGCTCCAGTCTTGGTTCACTATATCTAAATAGTTCTCATGCCAGAAGAATGGCAAGGTCATTTCACCTCCTTGTGATAAGGTGGGATCTAGAAAGATCTTTGGTAATTGAGTCAGATTTATGTTATCTTGCGAGATAATACGATTCTGAGTCATGATATCCTCCCACCATAATGGTTGATAGGCTGCATAAGCCCGACCATAGTGGAAGGAATTACCATTGATCACAAACTTCAACTTCAACTTACATCGTAAAAGAGCGAAATTTGCTATTCTATTAATCACTCTAGGATTGGTGAAGAAAAGGGTCCATGGATCAAAGAAATCATAGAGAGACAATGAAGTCCCCCACTCAGTTTCATAGATCTTGATAGGACGCTTAAAAAAGTGTTCCAAGTTAGTGTCGTGGGTGTCTTGTAGTGTACGGGTTGAATCAATATCACTGTTAATAACTAAAGTTGTGTCTCCGGGTTGATCCGAAAATCTTACATTTTGATATTTAACGTGTGAATCTATCTCTCCGACAGTTATAGACGTTTGTTCAGCTATACCCCCTTGGGGAGCATAGTTCGAGAAATCCATCTCTAACCCTGATTGAGGACAGGGCTCATCCTTCGACAATGTGCTAATGCACGAATCATTGTTCAATTTGTCAGTGGTCCGTTTAAATATGGACGTAAGCACCAAGGACCATGGGTACTTACCATTGTGACCAACAGATGATCAATCTCCGATAAATATCGGTATCCCTTTTGTGGGACGATCTAAACAGATCCAGGCGTCGTTTCCTCTTGAAGGTCAAAATCGGGAAACTCCGTAATCAAGGTCTGCTCCATCTTTTTAGCTTTACATGCGATGATGTCCGCATATTTCGCACGATCAAGTCTCTCAACTAAATCGTGCCTCTCTGCCCAGTCGTACATGGACTCTTCATAGGTTTGATCTAACAGTCTAGGAATATGTGTTATGCGCATCTTCTGCGCTACCTCACTAATCTTAGTTCTAAAAGCTTCGTACTTGGTTTTACCGTGGTAAAGATATTCTCTTAACCCGGAATCCATAGCATCAGCAATGATTTGTTCATCTCCTACTGGACTCTTCAGTCCGACATGCAGAGGTTTGAAGATAGAATCTTCGTCAAGGGCACCCATATAGATTTTAAGATCCTCATGATACACCGATTTCCTCTTCAGGAAGTCAGCATCTGAGAATTTAATATACTCTACAAAATCGGCGTCCTTGTCGGCCATTGTGATTTTAATATCATTGTCATCCAAGTAATCTCGTAAATTCAACATATTGTATTTCTCGTAACCTTCCTTAACAGTACACAAGGCATCATCACCATAAGTAGTCAATGAAACTACATCGGAGAATCTGCCAGTAAAATCAGGGTAGATATGAAAGAAAGCGCAACGATGAAGAAGCGAGTTCACTATAGAGTTGATATATACAGTCATGTTATGGCCGGA